AGCTCCTAAAGTTGCAATTGCACTTCCGCAATGTCATCTGGAAGTTCCTACTCACTCCATTGACGATGTGATCTCTGTCGAAGCTAACTTCCACGCTCTTCCGAGCAACATTAGCGAGACAGATGAAGCAACAATCACATACACTGGTACAGCTTACTAAGGTATAAAAAAATAGTTGTTGACATTTTGATGTTACATGGATATAATAGTTAGGAATTCGGGGGAGTTCGCTCCCCCGAACTAACTTTAAGAAGAGGTAATTATGACAGAACCCGTTTCTCTCGCAAGTCTCATGACTCCTAGTAAAACCGTTGAAATTGACTTTCCCGGTCATGTTGGTTTTAAAGTCTCTCTTTGCTATCTAGCAAGAGAAGAGCTTATTAAGCTTCGTAAGAAGTGTGTTAGTACTAAATTTGATCGTAAAACCCGTCAACCCGCAGAAGTTCTGGATGAAGAGAAGTTTCTCACAGAATACGTTAAGGCAGTCATTAAAGGCTGGTCCGGTTTCAAGTATCGTATCCTAGAAGAGTTTCTGTTGGTGGATACTTCTGAAATGGACCCCGAAGACGAGCTTGCTTATACTCAGGAAAATGCCGAGCTTCTTATGAAGAACTCGAATGATTTTGATACTTGGGTAACGGAAACCGTTTCAGATCTGGAAAATTTTACGACGAGCAGATCGAAAGAATAATCGGTCTGCTTGAAAAGCATATCAAGTCTCCTCAAATTGATGTAGAAAAATACTTAAAAATTTGCGAGGAGCTTGGACAAGAACCAGACCCCAACAGAATGCCAATGGACCCATCGGATATGCCGTATGAAGTCCAGTTGGCATTTTTTGTGTATAGTTATTTGCCAGACCGATGGGACGGAACTAGTGGTACTTACCTAGGAAAGGATTGGTCTAGCATAGATGCAATTTTTGAAGTATATGAAATAGTTGAGCAAAGATTAGTATTTTCTCTTTGTAAACACATAGAAAGATTTAATGTAGAAAGAGCACACGAAGAGGCAGAGCGCAGAAGAAAGCGCGAAAGCGGTAAAGGAAAAAACTTTACCCATAACGTGAAAGGTTAATGGCAAATACAGTTTCATTAGAGTTTCGAGTTACTGACAAAGGCACTCTAAAACTTGTTGGACAGAGTGCTGAGAAAGCCGCCGGCAGTGTCTCTAAGGTCGGTAAATCTTCGGCTGAAGCGGATCGTAATATAAAGGGTGTTGCTCACGCTTCCTCTAATGCCACAAAGAACTTTAGTAAGATGTCTCAGGGAATGCAAAGTTTCTTGGTTCCTGCATATGCTGAACTTGCTGCCCGCCTTTTTGCTGCGACTGCCGCTTTCAATGCTTTACAAAGAGCTGCCCAAGTAGAGCAACTTACTCAAGGTCTTGCTGCTATGGGGGCTCAGTCTGGTATCGCAATGAAAACTTTGTCGAACGGACTGAAAGAAGTGACAGGTTTTGCGATTTCCACCGAAGAAGCCATGCGGTCCACAGCGCAAGTTATCTCTGCGGGCTTCGGAGAAGCAGAGCTTTTGCGGATTGGTAAAGTTGCGAAAAATGCAAGTATTGCGCTCGGTAGAGATCTTCAAGATTCTATGTCTCGTCTTACTCGAGGTGTTATTAAACTCGAACCAGAACTTCTTGACGAAATTGGAATTATGGTTCGTCTTGACGAAGCTACAGAAAGGTATAAAGAGCAATTAAATATTGTTGGTAGAGAGCTTACTCTTACTGAAAAAAGACAAGCATTTATGAATGCTGTTCTTGCAGAGGGCGAGAACAAGTTTGCAGCAATCGGCGAAAAAGTCGATGTAAACCCTTATAATAAACTAGCGGCTTCTCTTGCTGATTTAAGCCAGTCTATTTTATCTTTTATTAGTGGGTATTTAGAGCCTTTTCTTGCTAAACTTACAGAGCTGCCGCTTTTAATCACCGCAGTAGCTGGTGTACTAATAAAAAGTATTGTGGGTAATCTAGTCCCTGGATTTGCTTCGATGGCAGCCGCAGCCGCAGCTGCTTCTGATAGAGTAGCCCAAGAGCTATCCAATAAGTTTGGCGATGCTGTAGTAGCGTTAGAAGATACTAGCTCCGCCCTTTTAAAGCTAGATAAATCTTTCTCTAGTCCTACATCTAAGGCTTTCTTTGCAGAGTTGAAGGATGGTTTTCAAGGGAATGCAGAGGAAGTAACAAAGCTAGGAAAAGCCATTGACTCGAATGCCAAGCAAATTTCTAACTTAGAAAAAGCCGGAAGACAGTTAACAGATACAGAAAAGAAAAAGCTGGTCGTTCTTAAACAAGAAAGAGCCCTTATGTTAGAGCTAAAAACTCTTCATAAAAGCACGGGGCAGGCTCAATTTGAAACTACAGCTCAACAAGTTCAAGCCTATCAGCGAAAGCAAGCAATCTATGCAGCAGAAGCGAATGCTCTTAACCGTATAGAAGAAGCTAACGTAGGTCTTGTTGGTTCTTTAAGAAGTTTGCGTGTTGCTTTCGTGGAAGCATGGAAACTAGGAGTTATGCAGTTTAGGGCAGGAATTGAGGCTGCTCGTGCTTCTGTGCTTAATTTCAATATTGGAATAAAAGCACTATTTATTAGTTTAGGGGGCATACTTGGCGCGTTTAAAGGGCTTGCAAGTGCAGCAAAACTGTTAGGTCTAGCTCTTCTTCAAGCTCTTCCTCTTATTGGACAAGTTATAGCCATTGGCACTCTGGCTTATGATTTTTTAAAAGGCTTTTTTACTAGCGAAGAAGAGGAAAAAAGAACAGAAAAAATTGAAGCTATAAACGAAGCTCTTCGAGAAAACTATAGAATTTTATCGGATATTGCACAAGTCTCTATTGAAACTAACAAAGATATTACTGACGCCTTAATTGCTAGAGCGACTGCAATTCAAGCAGTCATCAAAAAGTTAGAGGAAATGAAAAGAGCGGAAGCAAGAGGTCAAGCTGATCTACCTACGGGCCGAACCTCTGCTTTAACTTCATATTTTCAAGGAAATGGGTTTACTACTCTAGAAGCTATTCGTAGAGGGGAAGTAGCAATGGGAGCCCGGTTAGCTGGTACTAGCGCTACACTAACCCCTGAAATTGAAGCTCTTGCTAATATTTTACAAGACGATTATTCAGAAGCTCTTTTTATAGCAGAAGCGGGCACAGCCAATTTTAATCAAGGTATCCAAAAACTACAAAAAGAAGGAAGGCTAGGAGAAGTAATCCAAAGTATTGCAGATGGTACAATACAAATGGGTAATGCCGCTAGAAGTTTAAGAGAATCGGTGGCTGCTGCTTCGGAAGCCTTTGCTCGTTTTAGAAATAAATTTACTACTACCACTCCTTTTGATGAAACTTTTGCTGCTATGTCGAATGTTTCAGAAGCTACAGAAGATCTTTTTAGTCAAATAGATCAGCCGGGTGGAGTTACGGCAGTAATGGCATCCCTGCAAACAGAACTAAGTAAGTTAGGAAGAATAGAACTTAGACGTCTAGGCTTAGAAGAATTTGTTAATAAGCCAACAGAAGATATGCTGCCCAAAGTAAGACAAATTCTAAAAGATGAAACAGGTCGCCTGGCGATTCTTCAGAAGCAAGTTAGAGAATCTAAGCAAAGGCTTAATTTAGCAAAAATGGAACAAAAATCGCTATCGGAGGCCCAGATTACTGCTGAGAATGCAAACGAGATTCTTTTAGAGCGCCAACAAATTAATGCTAGAATCTTTGCGGAAGAACAAATTCAAAGAAGTATCGAACTTGCACAACTTCAAGATGTTGAGGAAAAAAAGTTAAAGCAAGCGGAAATCAGCCAAGCTAGTATTCAATTTCTTTTGGACCGAAACAAAGAGATTTATTCAGTAGAGCAACAAAGAATAGGAGCTATGCAAGAACTTTCGGCGTATGAAGAAAAGATTGCAAACTCCAGAAAGGAGCAGTTAGATTCTTCTATTCAGATTCTGCGAAATCAAATCGAATTAGCAAATCTTGCCGATCCTAACAGAACAACGGGCGCATTAACCGCGGAACAAGAGCTGGCGGTTTTTGAAATGACTAAAAAGCTAAGAATGGATGCTGCTCTTGAGCAATATACGCTTCAACAAAGCGCCATAGATCTCGAATACGATTTGCTAGATGCAAAATACAAGTTTCTACGAGCAAATTTAGATGTTATAAATGCAGAAAGAACCTCAAAAGGTTTAGCACCTATTAGCATATCAGCATTAGAAAATGTTGAGTCACGAATTAATGCTGCTCGTAATGCTGCTACGGAAGCAGCTGGAGCCGCTTTTAATGCAACAATTTCTAATATTGGTTTAGAGGGAGAGCAGTTAAAAACTGCCGCACAGAGGGTTATTCCAAATCTTCAGCAACCTGCACGAATGGCACAAGCCGGGTTAGATATTGAAGCTCAGCGAGGTGCCAATCTCACTGGCGAAGCAAAAGCAGAGTTTGATAGACAAATTCAATATCGTGCAGCTATAATAGAAAAAGAAAGAATTCTTGCGGAAATGCGGGAAAAAGGACGACAGCTAGCAATCGCTGGAAGTGCTCAAGAGCGGCAAGATATAGCAAATGAAATAGAACTTCTTGCACAAAAAGGCGCACAGCAAAATGTTATTATACAACAAGCTGAAGATAATCTCAATAACATTAAGAGAATCGGCCTTCAGCTTGGAGAATCTCTATCGGGCGGTCTTGAAGGGGCTCTCAACTCGATTGCAGAGGGAACAAAGTCTGTGAAGCAAGCCTTTGGGGATATGGCAATTGGCATACTACAAGATATTCAGAAGATGATTATCAAGATGCTTATCATGAAAGCCATTCAAGCATCTTTGAGCTTCATTCCCGGCGGGGCCGCAGTTGGCGGATTTCTTGGGTTTGCAAAAGAAGGCGGCATTATGACTTCGGAAGGCAAAGTGCCGGGATATGCTGTTGGTGGAATTGCACAAGGACCTACACAAGGGTACCCTGCAATTCTTCATGGAACAGAAGCAGTCGTTCCTCTTCCCAACGGAAAGTCAATTCCTGTTGAAATGCGAGATTCAGCCACCAACAATGTAACAGTGAATGTTTCTGTCGATAATAATGGGAATGCACAAACCCAGACGCAGATGGATAATCAGCAAGCTGGAAATCTCGGCAAAGTTATTTCTCTGGCAGTTCAAGAAGAGCTACAAAGACAAAAACGACCTGGCGGCATTCTTAGCCCCTATGGAGCAGCATAATGGCACTTGGATTTAATACTGGGGCTAGTTATGGTAGCAGACAAGTAACTCCCGATAAAACAATGAAAAGAAATACAAAACCAAAAGTATATCGAGCAGCTTTTGGTGATGGCTATGAGCAAAGACTCGCGCAAGGAATCAATCCTTTAGACCAGACTTATGCGGTGACTTTCTCTACTCGTGATAACGAAGAGATTGACGATATTGTAGCTTTTCTTGATGACAAACAAGGAGTTACTAGTTTTGCTTTTACAATACCCGACTCAAACGGAGTCTCAAATCAGACAACAATTCGTGTAATTTGCGAAGATTATTCTTTAACTTATACGAATGATGAGTTTTATAGCTGTGATGCAACTTTTAGAAGAGTGTATGAACCGTGAGTGAGATTATTGAAGCCGTACAAAAGCAAGACCCAGGATCTGAGCTTGTAACTTTATTTGACCTATCTCTACCAGACGGGTCTACAGTTTATTTTACTTCAAACTATGACGCATCTGACATTCAGTTTCGGGACTCTGGTGGAACTCCTAGGACTTATGTTTCTCTTCCAATGGAGGCTGATGGTTTCGATATTTCATCCGATGGGTCTTACTCGAGACCTACTTTAACTGTTGCAAATGTGAATAGTGTTTTTGCTGATTCAATTGGTATAGACTTTGAAGAGCTTATTGGTCGTAGAATTACTCGTAGACTGACATTAAAAAAGTACTTATATGGAGAAAGTGGGGACTCTAATCCACCCATTGAGTATCCAAAAACAACTTATGTAATTGATCGTATTAAAGATAAAAATATTATTCAGATAACTTTTGAACTTGCAGCACCTTTTGATATTGCTGGAATAACTCTACCTCGGCGCCAGGTTATTAGTGGTGGGTGCCCTTGGAGATACCAAGGAGCTTCTCCCAGTCTTAACGAAGAAGATAAAAAGGGTGGATGTGTCTGGCACGCAGAAGGTGATTATAGAAGTGGAAATATTTACGTTAATCAAAAAGACGAATACATAGTTTCATCGTCTCTTACTTTCACTACATTCTCTGGCTCAGGTACCGCAGGTTCTTACTATAGAACAGTAAAAACGGGGCTTACACAAATAGATTCCAGCGGCGAGTATGTTACACCTTCGGGAACTCTATATGATTATTGGCAGTGTTTGACAAATACTTCGAGTACTCCTTCGGACACTAATAGTGACTGGAGAAGAGTTAGAGTATTTTATACTTATAGCACTTCTACAACATACAAGGCATTTACTGATACTTCTTATAATGATTATGTTTTGTATAGCTCTCAAATTTGGAAAGTAAAAACAATTACACAAGATGCAAATAACCACATCTCTACTCCTCAGTCAAATAATTATTGGACAAGAGGAGACTCTTGTGGAAAGAGAGTAACTTCTTGCTCTCGTAGATTTCATGCCACTCCAGATGGCTCCGGGGGTGTTTTAACCACTACCACAAAAGAAGTAGCGCTTCCTTTTGGCGGGTTCCCTGCTTCGAGAATCTACAAGTGATAGAAGACTTACTTGATGCTTACCCGCGAGAAGCCTGCGGAATACTTCTGAATAAAAGAGGAAAGCTAGAGTGGTTTCCTTGTGAAAATGTAGCGGAAGATGATGAAGAGTTTAAAATAAGCGCCTCCGACTACATTCGAGCAAGTCTACAAGGGGACATTCATGCAATCGTTCACAGCCATCCTGACTCGTCTCCTGAACCTAGTGAAGCAGACAAGCAAGCATCTGATTTTCTTGGTATTCCTTATTGGATATACGCCATACCTAGTTGTGAGCTTTATGTTTATGAGCCAAAAAGAAAAAAAGAACCGCTATTAGGTAAAGAGTATCAGTTTGGAAAGAATGATTGCTACTCTCTTGTAAGAGATTACTACAAAGAGTTAGACATAGATTTACCTACAATTCCTTTTGAAGATGACTTTTGGCTAAAAGGAATTAATTACTTTGACGATTTGCAAGATGCTTTTGGTTTTGTTACTGTAGACGAGCCTCAAGAGCATGATATGATTATTTTTAATGTTATTTCAGATATTCCCAATCACTGCGGGGTTTATCTAGGTGAAGATATTTTTATGCACCACGCAGTCGATAGGCTTTCATGCCGAGAGTCGCTTCACTCCTTTTGGGGTAGATACGTTACGAGATATATACGATGCAAAAAGTTTATTTAAACGGAGATATTGCAAAGTTTGGTTCTGTATGGGAGACCTCTTGCAGAACAATTCCTGAAATTTTTAAATTAATTGATTGCCAAACTCCGGGGTTTCGTAAATATCTTATAGATGCTGCCGATAACGGGATTGAGTATGAAATTCGTCGAGGAGAGGAGTTTGTAAGCGAAGAAAACCTACTTCTCTCCCTAGGCAAAGAAGATATTATCATTACAGAAGTTCCTGCTGGAGCCAAATCAGGCGGCGCAAAACTTTTAGTAGCTGCTGCAATCGTAGCACTTTTGGTAATCAACCCTGCGGGCGCTTTTAGTGCCACAACACAGATGTCCGGAGCTGCAATCGGACAGAGTGGGGCCGTAACTGTAACTACCGGTTTGAATACCGCAGGTCTTGCACTCGCAAGCGTTGCGGTAAGCTTAGCACTTACAGGGATTTCTCAGCTTATAGCTCCTGGGCCAGAAGCAGATGGTGCCGATACGAACGAAGGTTATCTTTTTAATGGCCCTGTAAACACTACAAAACAAGGATTGCCTGTTCCTGTTGCATACGGGGAACTTATTGTTGGGGGTGCCGCTATTTCTGCTGCATTTACAGCAAGTCGTCAGCCTCCCGCAGCTTCTACAAATTTTGGTTCTGCGTTCTCTAATCCTGCTGAATCTCAAGAATTAGATTCTCCGAACACTGCGGGAGGCGGTGCATACCAAGACTGTTTTATACCGGACGCTCTTGTAACAATGAGAGATGGCACGGAGAAAAGAATACAAGAGATAGTTCCAGGAGATGAGGTAAAAAGCCAAAATGGGTTTAACACAGTGATTGAAAACAACGCTCAGTTTGGCAAAGCTAGGCTATATTCCATAAATAAAAATTCTCATTTTGTAACAGATACTCACCCGTTCTTGACTTCCGAGGGTTGGAAAAGTTTTAACCCCGCGGTAACAAGAGAAATTCATCCAGGTCTAGAAGTTGATCAATTGAACATTGGTGATACTTTAATTACCGCAGAAGGCGAAGAAGTTCTGGAAAAATTTACTAAAGTTTACAAGACTACTCCAGTATTTAACTTAAATGTAGACGGAGACGATACGTATATTGTGAACAAGTTTATTGTTCACAATAAATAGGAAATAATTCATGGCAACAACTACAATTCCTTATAGGCAACAATATGGCGCTGTTTATGATCTTATTTCGGAAGGTCCGATCGAAGGTCTGGTAAACAGCGAAGCCAGTGTCTACCTTAATGAAACTCCTATTACTAATTCTTCAGCCGTAGAAATTTATGGCTCTAGAATTATTACAGTTTCTGCCTCTGCTAGTAGTGCTAACATCACTGGAACTTTTCTTAATACTGACGTAGGAAAAAATATAAATATTCCTGGAGCAGAGGCTGCTAGTACTACTTCTACATCCTTGGCTGCAGGTTCTACTGCTTTAACGACGTCTTCCTCTATTTTTAATGCCGCATATATCGAAGCAAGTGCAAGAGGTGCTTCTGCAGCTTACGTTAGAATTGCAGGAGCCGGCCCCGATGGAGGAGAATACAGAGGTAGAATTTATAAAGTTAATTCTGGTACTTCTGTATTAATGACTCCGGCAACAACTACTGCCGTGTCTTCCGGGGCCACAGTAACCGTTGACTTTGTCGCGTCTATTTCAAACGTGACTTCTAGCACTACAGCTACAGTATCTCGAGTGGTTCCTCGAACTGCAACTTCTGTACGGAGCCAAATTTATGCCAATCAAGTTGTTACGGGAGACTACTATAAGAATTTCTCAAATGCAAAAGTATTTTTTCGCCCTGGAAATACTTATCAGAGCCCTATAACCAGCATTGCTTGGGCCCCCACAGATAGCTTTATAGTTGCCGATGGAAGTGAACTAAAGTGGTATGATAAAGATAGTGTAAACGAGGTTATAGTCAATCCGTTAGACTCTCAAGGATTAGGACTTACAAGAGAACGTTCTCAAGAAATATCAAATGTAAAGCTAACTTTAGAGTTTCCTGCTGGACTGTTAATTGCACAAAAAGACGGAGACATTAAGCAAGGCGTTGCCGAGTTCCAAGTTTTTATTGATTATAAAAGGGCAGCGTCTGACACCGCCTATGAAACTTTTCTTGTATATGGAAGATCGAACCCTCCTCCGTGGCCCGCAGGTACAAGAAGAATTACTGGTATTTTTGACGACGATTATCGTTTAGGCCAAGAAGGCGTTATTCGGACCATTTCAACTCGTAGCTCTTTTGTTACAGAGATAGATTTAAATATTTCTGATTATGCTCCTTTTTACGAGTGGAGACTAAGAATACGCCGACGCACTCCAGAAGATCCCAAAGATTTTGTTGGCTCTGCTAATTTAGATGATGGCTATAATTTTATTGGTGTTACTCGATTAAAGACTATTCAGGCTTCTACTCAAAATATCTTCAGCTATCCAAACTCGGCTTATGCTGCCGTTGAATTTTCCGCGGAAGACTTTGATACGCCTCCGAATCGCAGCTATCATATTCGGGGTAAAAAAGTAAAAGTTCCTACTAATTATATTACTCGTGAAGAAGCCGGAACAAACGAAGCAAAGTACACTCGAAATAAAAGTACCGGAGCAGATACAGGTTCATATGTAACTTGGGATGGAACATTCCGAGGCGATCTTTCTTTGTCAGCTTCTTCTGTTAATTACCCTCTTGTTTACACAAATAATCCTGCTTGGATTTTTTACGATATTCTTACAAATAAAAACTATGGTATTGGTGATTTTGTAGAAGAATCAGACATTGATAAATATTCTCTTTATCAAATCGCTAGATATTGTGATGAGCTAGTTGATGACGGAAACGGAGGTTTAGAACCTCGGTTTACCTGTAATGTTTACTTTAGCACTAAGCAAGAAGCCTATAAAGTACTAAAAGACCTTGCAAGTGTCTTTAGGGGTATGATGTATTGGGTTGATGGACAGATTACCCCCGTTCAAGATCGTCCAAAAGAACCTGTGTACACGTTTACTCAAGGTAATGTAATTGATGGTTTGTTTTCTTATGAGACTACGGGCCAGCGTGCTCGTATTAATCAAGTAAATGTTACTTGGAATAATCCAGAAGAGCTTTACAAGCAGTCAGTAGTTACTATCGATGACATTGACAATATAGCTGAAACGGGAAGAATTGTAGCAAAGGATGTTGTTGCTTTTGGCTGTACTTCAGAAGGACAGGCGCTGCGTGTTGGCCGCTGGCATCTTTTGACTGATACACTTGAGACTGAGATAGTTAAGTTTCAGACTTCTATTAATGCAGGCTTTTTACGTCCTGGAGATATAATTAATATTCAGGACGCTAAGTTAAATTCTGTTCAATTTAGTGGCCGTACCTCTAACGGCAGCACGACTACTTCGATTGAGTTAGACAGAAGTGTAGTGCTACAAGCCGGTGAAACATATAATCTATACTTGATTTACCCTGAGCCTGGATGTTATTTGCAGCAGGCTTCTGCAACTATTAATAGCACTTCTTATGAAAGAGGCGATTTAGTTCTTTTAGATGCTGGTGGTAGCGCTATTGAAACTGCAGAAGATGCAGCAAATCTTGTAGATGATTCCGGTAATAAGGTATTTACTTCTTTCAATCCTAATTCGAGACTAGAGAAAAAAGAAATTTCTACAAGTGCGGGTACTGTTAGCACTCTTACAGTTTCTTCGGCTTTTTCTTCTGCTCCTGGAACCGAAGTAATTTGGGCTGTATCCAATATAAATGAGTACCAAAGAGAAGATGCAGTTGTTCGCTATAGAATTTTAGGAATTACAGAAGATCAAAAAAACTTATTCTCTATTGTCGGTTCCAAGGTTATTTTTGAGAAGTACGACGAAATAGAAAAGAATTATGCTAGGTATGTAGAGCAATACAAGCCTACTCCATCTAGAGATGAGACTGTTCCTTCTCCGTCTGAATTGAAAGTAGAACTATTACCTACCGCAAGCCCAGAAGAAGGAGCAGCAGGTGTAGGACAAAAAGTCGTAGTTTCTTGGAATGAACCTGTAGAAACTTTTACAGACTCAAACGGTAACTCTACTACTCGTAAATACCAGTTCATTGATACTTATGAAATCCAACATAATTTTAAAGGTACTGGCTATGACGGCGGGTTTGAAACTATTCCGATACCCGCCTCTCAAAACAGTGCTATTTTTGACAATGTTACCTCAGGAAACTATACTGTAAAACTTCGTACTAGAAATATACAGGGACAGCGGTCGCCTTGGATTTCTATTACTCAGCTTGTAAAAGCTACGGAGCAAACCGCTTCTTATTTTGATAGAGTTACAAGAGCCATTCTTGGCGGCAGCATAAACTCTCCTATAACATTAAATACCAGCACTGGTTTAGTCAGTATTGTCAACAGTGATTATAAGTTTGTATCTTCTGTGGGTCGTTCTTATACTGTAACAAGCGCAACAACTGCTCAAAGTGAAATTAGCTTTTCTTCCCTTTCAAGCGGACAAAGTGCATATTGGTACTTTGACTATAGTGATACAGTAGACCCCTGGAAAACCGCAGTAATCCATGTGGATTCTGTAGTTGAGAGTGTCTCAGGAGGCACGATCGACTATCAATACTGGAAGGAACTAGGGGCTTCTAATAATGGGCTTGCTTTAATTTCTGGAACGATTTCCGTTGCGGCAGGCTCTGCTACGGTAACAGGGGTGGGAACTTCTTTTACTACTGATTTTTCTGAAGGAGACTTAATTAAACTATCCCCTAACGGATCCTACACAGAAGTTGCTGGAGCGGAATACTCTGAAGTCGCCAGTGTTGAAAGCGACACCATTCTTCATCTTCGGGGTAATTTAACAAAGACTTTTAGCGGTGATTACGCTTATAAGCAGTCTTTGAAACCTGACTTCGTTAATGATAATATTTTGGCAGAAGTAACTAATTCTGCAGGTACTTTCTCAATTGAGTATTTTGTACTAAAGAGCGGCGAAGAGGGGCCTCAAGGTGTAGACGGCCCTACAGGCCCTGACGGTGCTCAAGGTCCGAGCGGTCCTACTGGCCCTACAGGCGCTATTGGTCCTACTGGTCCCGATGGTGCTCAAGGGCCTGGTGGTCCTACCGGGCCTGCTGGTGCTCAAGGTCCTTCTGGCCCTGATGGTGCTCAGGGTCCTGGCGGTCCTACTGGTCCTACTGGTGCTATTGGTCCTGTGGGTCCTGATGGTGCACAAGGTCCTGGTGGTCCTACTGGTCCTACTGGTCCTACAGGTGCTATTGGTCCTATCGGCCCTGATGGTGCACAAGGTCCTGGTGGTCCTACTGGTCCTACAGGTGCTATTGGTCCTATCGGCCCTGATGGCGCCCAAGGTCCTGGTGGCCCTACTGGTCCTACTGGTCCTGACGGTGTTCAAGGTCCTACTGGTCCTGACGGTGCTCAAGGTCCTGGCGGTCCTACTGGTCCTACTGGTCCTACAGGTGCTATTGGTCCTGTGGGTCCTGATGGTGCACAAGGTCCTGGTGGTCCTACTGGTCCTACAGGTGCTATTGGTCCTATCGGCCCTG